CCGTTTATAGAGAAGAGATAGATAACATCTTTAAATCTTTCATAGGCTCATATCAAAAATCTGATGGAAAAATATTTCCTTCAGAAGATTGTCCTGCTGTTATAGATATATTCGGAAGTCCAGAGGAAAGAATAAAACTAACCGAATTTTACCTTAATGAAGACGGAACTCCTTATGGTGAAGAACAAAGTTTAATAAAAGGAATTTTTTGAGATAAGTAAAATATATAAATATGAAAAAAATGAAATTTGATGCCCTTGTAGAATCTCTTCTAATTACAGAAGGAACAATTTCTAAACAACAAAGATATGGTAATGTTAGATTCGATTTAGGCAAAATTATAGACAAAATCGAAGACTCTGAATCAGATGATTATAAATCATTAATCAATCCAGCTATTGAAAGATGGAAAGGGCAGGGTTACTTGGGTAATTTATCATCAGATAATATAAAATCTATTCTTGATGAGATAACAACACATTTCGAAGAAATGAAAAATGATGGTGTAGATTATTTAAAGCATCCAGATTTAAATTCTATTGTGGATTCAGTTACAAGAACAAGATTCAAAGGACAAAAGGAAGGATTGTCAACTCTTGCTTCACGCTGGAGTTCAAAATTACAGGGGTTATTTGAAAAAATGAAAGATGTGCAAGACCAAGATACATCCGATTTATCTGATTCAGATACAGGAGATGATTCATCTGAAGATGAACTCGATATTCCAACCGAAACTAAATCATCAGGTATTACTGCTACCATCTTAAATATGGTTCAGGGTTCCGACTCTATGTCTAGAGATGAAATTTCTAATTATCTGATTAGAAAAATGGGTAGAGACAAGGATCAAGCTGATAGAATTATTAATGATATGATTAATAATGATGACTTGTTAGAAAATGAAGAAGGTCGTCTGGAAGTAAATAAAACATCTGGTGAAGTGGAAGCATTTGGTGTACCTGATGATAATGATGAAATTGAGACAGGAATTCCATTCAGAGATAACTCTTTAGAGGGTGAGGATGAAGACGTTGATGCAGCTATCAGATCCAGTAGAGAAGATGATGCAGACTTCTATAGAAGTGGATCTAGGGGAGATAGCGATTATTAGTCATTGACATTACATCATATTAGTTGTATAAAGAGTCAGGATGAATATTCCTGACTCTTTTCTTTTAAAAAAATTCTATACCTATAGTTATAGTCCAACATATAAAAAAACAGATGGTGTTTATAATGCTGGATGTCCTGTTTGTAAGGAGGGAACTTCTTTTGGTAAAAAGAAAAGATTGTTTTTTTATCCAAAAACTCAAACGTTTTATTGTTTTAATTGTTCTAAATCATGGGGTGGATTATTTTGGGTGTCTGAGGTTTCTAATACATCTATAAATGATATAAAACAGGAAATATTATCAGATTCAAATTCTGATGAAATTCTTTTTAAGAATCCTAGCAATTTTTTATGCAAGAAAAAACAAGATTTGCCATTTGACAGCATTAATTTATCAGATTCATCTCAGTTAGATTACTTTAATAATAATGAACACATAAAAAGGTGTATTTCTTATATAGAAGAAAGAAAATTAAACACAGCAATAAACAAATGTGAGAATTATTTTACAAGTTTTAAAGATTTTACTCATAAAAACAGATTATGTATCCCCTTTTATGAAGGAAAAAAAATTCTTTTCTATCAAACTAGATGCCTTGAAGGAAAATTTCCAAAATATTTAAGCAAAAGTGGTGGCGAGAAATCTGTTTTTAATATTAATAATGTTGATGAAGATTTGGGTTATATTTTTATAACTGAAGGACCATTAGACTCCATGTTTATTAAAAATGGTGTTAGTATAGCTGGTTTAAATATCACAGAATTACAACAAAAACAACTGTGTAAATTCCCATTTCATAAAAAAATATGGATATTAGATAATCCATATGTAGATGAAACTGCTAAAAACAAGATACAGGAACTATTGTTAAAAAAACAACATGTCTATATGTGGCCGTTAGGAAACAAAAATAAAGATTTTAATGAATGGTGTATTAATGATAATACAAACGAAATTAATTATAAAGATATAATTAATTCATTGTATCCAATTAGCCATTAGAAACAGAAACTTGCTCTGTATCTCTTAATTTTTTTGGAGCCAAAATAATAAACGAGTTTAAAACTTCTTTTAGTTTTTCGATTTCACCAGCAACTCTAGTAATACCATCAGAAGTTTTTCTGGTTATGCCTCTTAATAGGGAACCAGGTTTATCATTATCGGATAGAATTTTATGTAAACTGTCAACACCACTCGGATCATTTAAAAATGATGCAAACTCATCTAGTTTATCAGAAAATCCTTTAATTTTTTTAATATTTTCTATGTGAATTTCAGTTGAAATTCCTTCAACATCAAATTGATTTTTATCTGTTTGTGTTTGTAATGAATTTTCAAAATCTCCTTTATTTTTTTCTGGTGTGAAAGAATTTGGGTCTATTTTTTCAACAGATTGACTAGGCATTTCTTGTTCGTTTAACAAAGAAGATAAGAAACTTTTTACAAAAAACGAATCTGATTCTAATATGTCAGATCCAACATTTCTTTTTAAAATCTCTTGAATTTGTTTATTTGTATTATTTTTCTTTTTCGTATTCATTTTAAGAATTTATTATAATATATTTACTCTTTCGATAGGTAAAAACTTGAAAATATTAAATTGTTTGGTAATATAGTTATATCATGAAACAAATTATTGTGGTTATATGCACAAAAAGCAAAACAATAGAGGAATTTGAACAAAAACCTATATATAAATCATTAGAAAAGTTGAATAAAATTTATAATACATTACAATTTGATGTAAGCATTTTAAAAAATAATTCTAGAGGTCTATCAGAAGTATATAATGAATTTTTAAATAATGAAAAATTTAAAAATAATATTTTACTATTTGTTCATGATGATGTTGAACTGAATGATCCATTTTTAGTAGAAAAATTAAACGATTCTCCATATATTGTTAGTGGATTGGCTGGTTCTAAAACATGTAATTTATCAATGCCAAAAATGGCATGGCATTTAACAACAAGTCCATCTGAAATGGTGGGCGAAGTTTCTCATAAAAAAGACGGAAATGTATGGACTACAGTTTTTGGTAAAACCAAAAGCAGGGCTTTAATTATTGATGGTTTATTTATAGCAATAAACGTCGAAGCTTTGATAAAAACACCATGCAGATTCAACGAAAACTTTAAATTTCATCATTATGATATGTCTTTCTGTTTGAATTGTAATGAAAATAAAATTTCAGTAGGAGTATTACCAATATCAGTAGTTCATCATGGATTGGGTGACTCTATGTTGACAAATGAATGGGAAGAAAGCAATTTAGAATTTAAAAAACAATATAAATAATATATGATATATAACACAAATAAAATAACATTTGATGGTTGTCTCTTAAAACAAAGATTTGCGTATGATTTTTATAAAGACGACTATAAACCAACCGGAGTTGTTGTAATTTTCAATGGTTCTGTAAAAATTTCGTATGATTTATTCCATTTTATGAAAGAATATCCATCATTTGATGATTCTATCAATATCTGTTGGGAAATACCAAATTTAACATCATGTGGGAACATTTTTTTTAAAAAACTATTTTTAATGAGAATAAAAGAAGAATTGCAAAAAACAAATCTATACAAAAGTGTACAATTGGACAAAAACGATTCTATTTTTATCACGTATGATAATGATAAACCCAAAGAAATAAATTTATGTATATTAAAACAACCAGAAACTGATTTTTCCATGGGGTTTATTGGTTTAAATATGAAATATTTGGGATTTAATGTAAAAGAAAGAGAAGATTTCTGTAAATCTGTGAATGATGTTTTTTATGAATTGACTGTGGGTTCTTTTTTAGATAAAATAAAGACATTATGAAGAATATTGATGGGCTTTTTCCTTTTTTAGACTGGATCTTAAAAAAAACAAATAATTTTGATAAAACCTTAGAAATACCATCTACTTTTATGATTAATAGATGGTTATCAATGTCTACAACCGATAATTGTAAAATTATAAATGAAACTATTAATAAGTGGGGTAATGTTTATTCTATATATGGTGATATGACTATTGTACCAAAATTTTTAAGAACAGTTATAAACAAATATAATAAAAGGTTGGTTTATATCAAAAAAACTAAAAAAACAGAAAAATCAGAAAAACCAGATGATATACAAGATCATCTACATAGAGAATGTTCTAAAAGAGAAATTATTTTTCAAAAAAATACTATTGAAGAACTTAAACTGGTGTGTAAATAATTTACAATATGATACAACGACCAAACAATTTAGAAGACAGAATAGGTGGAATAGTTCAACTAGAACAATATCAAGGACACGCACTAGAATTAGATGGATGGACATTAACCAAAGTTTTGGATGACATATTGATGGTTCAATATGTAGATGTTAATGAAGATGGGACCGAAATTAAAAGAGGCAGTATTTGGGTTCCTATAAATACTGTTAATTTTGTTTGGAGGGTTGGTAAGGTGATTTTATCTGGTCCTAACTGCAAGACAGTAAAGGAAAGTGATTATATCGTATTTCCAAATGATAAAGGTATACAAGCAGCTAATATAAACGATATCAAAAATATTGTATTTTTAAGTGAAAGTAGAATATTTGGGGTATGTAACCCTAAATTTCTACAGAATGAATAGATTAACCTTACAAGGTTTAGATTCCTTGTGTCGAACAAATTTGGTTGAATTAAAATTTATTAGAAGATTAAAAAGAATAAATGTACCACCAACCAGAAGAATGTTGTGTACTAGAGATATGAGAATGCTGGACTCTGAACAAGGGAGAATAGCTTTTAATTTTTCATTTCCAATTAATAGTCCTGCTTATGATGCTAGATCTAAGAATCTATTACCTGTGTTCGACATAATATTCCAAGATTGGAGAAATATACCTGTGGAAAGTGTTATGGTCATGATGGCAATTCCGACTAACCCACAAAAAACATTTTGGGAATATTTTGATAGGGTGTTAAGAAAAATGACAAAACCCCAAAAACAAGCATTTATAAATAAATGAATATAACATCATCAATTTTAGAAGACGTATGTAAATCTTTATTACAAAAAACAGTTACATTCACTATAAAAAATAAAATTTTAAAAAAGGGTAAAATAGAATTGTTTGCTCAAAGAAATTTTTATATAGTTTTTCATTTTTTAAATGAAAAAAATAAAAAAGAAAAATTAGAAATACCAATACCGTTTTTATTAGAAGAACACAGAGAAGATGGCTTGATATATTTTGATTATAGAATAAAATCTTTATCAAAATATTATCCAGAGTCAGAAAATGTGTTGATTGGGTTTTTAAATAAAACAAATAAAAATAATAAATTTGGTGATTCGATATTAGTTATAGAGGAGATAAAACATGAATAAACAAAAAAAACTATGTTATAATTTATTTACTGGTACATATTATTACGTTTTAGAGGAGGATATACACCTTTTATCTAAAGGTCAGGTTCCATTGCTTAAAAGACCCAATAATTGTAAAAAATGTTACAATAGAGGATACAAAGGTAAAAATACTATGGATTTTACATTTATTCCTTGTAGTTGTTTGCAAAAACATGTAGACTTCGAGTCCATAAACAAGTTTTTAAATGACACAAATCAAAAATAATTTCCTAGATTTTTTCCCTAAAAATTATACACCAAGAGCTTCACAAATAGAAGCATTTGAAAAGATCAATAAGATATGGTCTGGTGGCAAAAAGTATGCAATTGCGTGTTTACCTACAGGAATAGGTAAAAGTCACATAGCTCTATCTATTGCAAATAGTTCATCAGAAATAGATGAAGGTAGAAAACAAGAGATAATATCATATTATCATTATAAAATGAATCATAATAGTGAATATCTTTATGATCTAGATAATAAAGATAAACCAAATTATGGTTCTTGTATTTTAACCATAACAAAAACATTACAAGATCAATATAAAGAACTTTTCCCACAAACATCTGTTTTTAAGGGAAAAAATAATTATCAGTGCCAAGTTGATTTGGAAACAACTGCTGATTATGCTCCTTGTATATATTCTAGAAAAATAAAGCAAAACTGTTTTAATTCGTGTATTTGTCCCTACTATGAAGCTAAAAATAAAGGATTATATTCAAAAACATCTATATTAAATTATAAAGCGTTTTTTAATTTGAGGTCATTTTTAAGAAAGCGAGAAATTATTATCTGTGATGAAGCAGACGGAATTGAAGATGAATTGGTATCTCAATTTACATTAGAAATAAACTATTCTTTCTTAAAGTCTTGTGGTATTTCTTTTAATAAGATTAAAGAAGATAATATAGACAAAGCGAAGGTATGGATATTTGATATATATAACCAAGTAACAAATGAATTGAATGATATCAAGAAGAAAACCAATTCTCTTTCTAAGAAAGACGGGTTTTCGTCTATGAAAGAAAAACAAATACAAATAATGAATAAATTGTCCAGAATTCAGAATAATTTAAATACAGCTATTATGAATTGGGATGAATGTAACTATTTAATAGAGGACATGAAAGCAGATAAAATCGTGTTCGTTCCTTATGATATAAGGCCATTGTTTAAAGACATATTTCAAAGTTCTGATAGGGTTTTATTGATGTCTGCTACACTAAGCAATCACAAGCAATTTGCGGCTAATATGGGTCTTTCTGATGATGAATACGAGTTCATTGAATTGGATTCTCCGTTTAATCCAGAAAAATCTCCCATTTATTGTTCTAATAAATATAGCTTATCATATAGTAACAAGAACAAGGATTTAGATGACATGGTAAATGCTTGTCTCCAATTATGTGATCAACACAAAGATCATAAAGGAATAATTCATACTCATACTAATTTTATAACACAAGAATTGCATAAAAAATTGAAATCCAATCCGAGATTTTTATTTAAATTGGATGATGTTTCTAATGCAGATATCTTGCATGAACACAAAATTTCAAAAAACCCAACGGTTATCATAAGTCCATCATTAGATACTGGTATAAGCTTGGATGGAGATTTGGGTAGATTTCAAATAGTAATGAAAGCTCCATACTTACCATTAAGCTCTAAGAGAATAAAGAAGAAGTTTGATTCCAATCCAGCCCAATATTCTTATTATATGCTTAATACTTTAGTACAAATGTCTGGTAGATGTACTAGATCAAAAGACGATTTTTCTATAACATATATACTAGACGGAAATGCAACTAAGGCTATAATGCAAAATAAAAGTTTATTACCTAAGTATTTTTTAAAACGAATACACTAAATATAACTGTGAAGAGTTGGACATACAATAAAGAAGTACAAACATTAATAGAGCAATTTGCTGGTGCATTTAACGATATTATCATAAAACGATTTGATAATAATAGTATACCATTACCAAACACAATTAAAACAAATTTTGTATATTCACCAAAACAAAGAGTTTTAGAAGCATTAAGAACACCCGCACCTGGTGGGTTGACCGTTCCTGCTATCGCAATAAACATATCTTCTATATCTAGAGATAATACAAGAGTCTTTAATAAAAACACAGGATTTAATATACAGACTAAATCGCTATCAGGCTCAAATATTGATTTTTTAAAATATATAAGACAACCAGTTCCTATAAACATAGGAATAAACATGTCAATAATAACAAAATTTCAAACTGATATGGATCAGATATTATCAAATTTTATACCTTATTGTGACCCTTATATAATAATTTCTTGGAAATTACCAGTTGGTTATAATAAAGAGTATGAAATACGTTCAGAAATATTATGGTCTGGGACTATTAATGTAAATTATCCTGTAGAATTACCAGCAAGTCAAACATTTAAAGTAATAGCTGATACTAGTTTTACAATTAAAGGATGGTTATTTAAAAGTGATAATGTCGATACTTTAAAGAAAATTTATTATATAAATACAGATTTTGTACCTGTACTGGAAGATGATATTAATTCATGTAAATTAATTACTGATCTAGACCAATATGAAACAGAAACAACTCATATATCAGCTAGACCACACATTTATTGCAATTATCCACACAATATCATTAAAGATAATATAGAAATGTATTATGAAAATAATTTGATGTATATAACAGGTAAATTTTTCTCTTACACAAGAGCAATGTATATAAGTACCACTCCTAATGTATTTGAACAACCAGAAGAATTATTCAATCCCTTTCAGGGGTTAAGTTCACTAGAACCATTATATCCCAGTTTTCATGGATATAAGCTTTCAGCTTATCAGATAATAGATGATGAGACAATAACTCTATCACTACCATTTTCTAGTGCAAATATAGGATGTATTGACATAATAGTTGAAAATGAGGCTGGTTACAGATCACTAATATCCGAGACTGAATATAGACATAACATATATAAACAAAATTTAATACCTACATCATTATATAAGCCAGCAGCATTGAGTGGTATTCTTATAACTTAACCATCCCTAATAAATACTTGGTTTTATTACAAGATGTTATAATAGATTCTTTAGTATTGTTTAAACCGCTTTTGTTGCTATCTATGAATGTTCTAAGATCTAAATCGGACATAACATTAGTTATTAAATCTATCATACTATAGATTTCATTCAAATATTCTTCTGGTGAAGAATTATATAACACACAACTATTAAGATCGATACAGGGTGTGGATACGTTGAAACATGAATACTGTTCCTTTATCACTCCTATAATTTCTTCTTGTAACGAATCGAAATCGTCACTCAAATCGTTATATAATTTATCTAAAATTTTGTGTATATGTAGATTATCTGTATACCAATGCATTAAACGAATCAATGACAGTATGTTTACTAAAAAAATACCAAATGATTTTGTTCCGTCTAAATTAGGTTTTATTTTAATTGTGGTTAAATTCATTTTTTGTAGACAATTGTTTTAAAAAAAATATCATTAATTTCGGTTTCTATTTCTCTTAATATTATAGAATTTTTTGGTAGAATAGACCTGTGTTCTATACCCGTTAAAATACTACCTTCACAAATTTCTGTTTGTGTGTCGTTTTTTTCAGTTTCTTCTTTTTCTAGTTTTATAATATTTTCTTGTTCATTAATATCAATATTATTTTCAGAAAAAAAAGAATCCAAATGTTTATTTTTAGACTCGTAATCAGAAAAAAATAATTTCCAAATTTTTATAGGGAATAAAAAATTTAATGCTTGTCTTCTTTTATCGCAAGAAGAACAAATTTCGTTGGAATTTGTTAAAATAAAAGTTATCGGAGAAATTAGTTTAGAATGGAGAGTACATGCTATTAAATCCCCCAATCCCTCACAATGTCTATATTGCAAATATGGGTTTTTATTCATTTTTTTTCAATTTCCTAATAATTGGAGATTCTGGCCATTTTACTTCATTTGGCATTCTAAAGTTTTTGGTAATATCTCTTAATTGTTGTCTATAAGACGCCCAATCAGCTTTTTCTTCATCTGTTAAAGAAACATCTGATAATTGTGTCCAATCAGAATTTTTTAAAAAAAAATCTCTTGATGTTTTAATTATTGACCAATTTATATTTTTCATATTTTAATAGGTTTGAAATAACCACATTTTTACTTTCATATTTAATTTATAACTTTGTATTTCTTGTGAAAATCTAACATTTAATCTAAAATTTCCTAAAGTTTGTGGAAGAAATCTAGGAAGTAATAGGTGATGAAAATTTTTAGTCTCTAAATTAACATCACTGTTTATAGGCAAAACATAATTGGAGAAAAATGTAATATTTTCATATTTATTATCTACAGGAACCCATATCAAATCATAATAACATAAAACACTGCTTGCTATTTCATTAGAAAACTCAATACATTCTACTTCAAATAATCCGTTTACAGCTTTTTTGACATCTGTAAATTCTATTAAACTATTATCGTCGTTTTTTATATTAATTACATTATTAGAAACTGTCAAATTTACTATCTGTTCTCTACTAAAAAATAAATTTTGATGAATTAAATCTGTTAGTATATAATCTTTTAAAATAGACGAACTTATTCTGCCTTCTGGGAAATCTATGTCGGACTCCCTGTTGATTATAAAATAATCATCAATTTCTACATCTTCCCTAGCTGGAAAATCACTAAAAGTTAAATTGGCCATATCATTACTTATTTATATTAAATTTTTATTAATTCAATAATTAGTTTTAATTTGTTATTTTTTCTTTTTATTACCACCACCACCACCACCACCACCGCCACCGCCACCGCCACCGCCACTGGCTTTATGTTGGGCTTGTGCTTGTTTATTTTCTTGTTGACGTTTTGTTTCTACGTTGTTTCCTTGCTTTGTTCCTTTATTATCACCAGCATTATCTTTTTTCTTTTTATCATCATCATGTTGTTTCTTCTTTTTATCATCATCATCTTTCTTTTGTTTGTCTGCTACTTTTTGTGCATCTGATTTCTTTTTCTCATCATCATTTTTCTTATTTTTTTCTTTTTGTTTTTTATCATCGTCATCCTTTTGTTGTTTTGCTTTCTTTTCGTTATCTTGTTTATTTTTTTCTTCTCTTTTTGCCTTTTCTGTATTTTTCTTTTCTTCTATGCTTTTATTAGAATTTTCTTTTTTATTATTATCTTTTTTCCCATCAATTTGATTTTTATTATCTTTATTTTCTTTCTTATCTTTTTCTGTTTTATTATTATTTTTTACCTTATCTTTATTATCTTGTTTTTGTTTATCAGCTATTTTTTCTTTTTGTTTTTCCTTTATCTTATTATCGTTATTAACCTTTTCCTTTTTTCTATTATTTTCTGTATTTTTCTGTTGTTGTTTATTTTCTTTATCTTTCTGTTGTTGTTTATTTTTTTTAACATTCTCTTCTTCTTTTTTATCTTTTTTCTTATCTTTTTGTCTTTCTTTTTGTAATTCTTTTCTGTCTTTTTCTTTTTGTTTTTTTTCTTTGTCTTTTTCTTTTTGTTTTTCTCTTTTTTCTTTTTCTTTTTCTTTTTTATCTCTATTTTTTTCTTTTTCTTTTTCTCTTTTTTGTTTGTCTTTTTCTTTTTGTCTGTCTTTTTTATTTTTAGCTTTTCCTGTGCCAGCAGTATCCCCTTGGGTTTCTACTCCCGTAGTTTGATTGATTGGTTGAGGTGCTGGCCAAGAACCAAATTCCTTGTAATCACTAAAGTATTCTCCTGCTTGCTCTAAATCATTTTTTACAGTTGCTACTTTTTTAATATATGGACTTCCTATAGAAGCATTTTGAAATTCCCAATAATGATTTTCTGAAATATTAACTTTTTTTGTTACTGGATCTACTTTTGTTACAGTATCTTTTTGTTTTATATATTTTACATTTACAATTCTTTCAATATATGAATCTTTTTTAGAAAAATAAACACTAAATGTTGTATTTGAGCTAGGTGCTATTAGAGATATGTCTTTTTTGCTAAAAACTTCTATTTTATCCTTTGGTGTAGACATATCAAGTTGATCATAATAATCAGTTCTAACCGTAGTTGATCCATTGGTATCATAACCTATTAAGTTATAAAGGAAAAAAACAACATTTATTATAGTGTCATCTCTATAATTTATGGCTGGATAATTCTTATCCAAGAAAGCTAATGATAGTTTATTTAATCTAGGATTACTTTCTGCTGTTTCTAAAAATAAATCATTTATTTTAGAAAGCTTATCTTTGTATGATAAATTTTTTGTTGGTATTAATGTATTTAAATTAAATAAATCTGGTGTATAAGTTGTAACGTCTAGGCTAACTTCATCTATTATTTCTCCTTCGTCGTCTTCTAAATATTCTTCTTCTATTCTTTGATAATCATCATATACTATCAATATATTATCTGTTGTTGTTTTATCTACTGCCTGAGTTGTTCCCTTTATAGATAACCTTTTTGTTAAAAAATTAGCAAATAATTCCTCCGTAAATAATTGAA